ATTGTATCCTGCCTCTACATACCAGTCAACTGATTTGTAAGATGAGATATAACCTGCACCTGCGTTCTGTGACCAATCACCTTCATCACCGTTTACAAATAGACTTACGCCTTTTGTAGTAATGATTGATTCGTATGCCACTTTGTCTGTTAATGAATTGTCGTGTGTTGCAACAGTTGTTAATGTTGCTTCTGCACCTAGACCAACAGTTCCTTCTACAGCATAGATATTGTCACCACCATCGATTGTGTGATCGACAGAAGCAGCAAGACCGAGTTTGCCTACGTCTAATGAATGTTTTAATTGTACTGTGTCAAAATCAGTTACATCGGCACCTGTGTCTGTAAATAAAAATCTTACAGAGGTATTTTTGTATGAACCGATAATACTCTCACCAGCGTCACTTGGATTTGCTAGTGTGTCTGCACCAACAACTTCAAGTCCACCACCGATAAAGATGTCACTTTGTTCACCATAACTGATAGAACCGTTTGTGTATTTTACACCAAGTGAATACTCGTCTAAGACAAGTTGATCACTTGCGTTTGTAATAACAGCGATAGACGCAAATCCAACATCACTTGAAATATCCAAGTCAATGTCTTTAGTTGCGATTACATCGCCTGCTGAGTTCTCGGAGAAATCAACTCCAACAGAACCAGTTACTCCTGCATATGTAGATGTTGAAATCAACATAGCAGATAAAATTAATATTAATTTTTGCATTTATTTTCCTTTTTTAGTTTCACATTACCATAATGTAAATGTTAACGTGATATTTATGCGTTAAGTGTTAATTTTAGATTAGAAACTTGTTGATAAGTTCCTCTTGTGTGATATAGTTTATATTAATCAAGTCGTTCCATTCAGGTATTTCTTTGTTTATGTTATCACTACCTAATGGTTTTTCATTTACTTTGTAAAAATCTGTATTTGAATTTGTTAACATAACAGCCGCATATTGTTTTAACCAATTAACTGGATTGACAGCGGCGATATCATCTCTTTCATAATGAAGTGTGCTCTTGTACATATTATTAAAATTGTCTGTGTTAGAATATAAGTCACACCCGATCATAAAAACTTGTTCTGGTTGTTCTACTTTACAACCAATATTCATTGCAGTTGGACCTGCCGACCATCCACAATCTCCTGTTGTGCCATCATTTAAATCCATGATGTCATCTATTCGTGTTACTTTATCTTTCGGATGTAACCAAGAGATGAATAACACATTTGCACCGATACCTTTGTATGGTCTTTTTTCTTCTAATAGTTTATCTTGCCATAATGCAGTCGAACCATGTATGACAAATTCAGTTGATCCTTCATATCGTTCACTTTCTACAAGTTTAGGTTCATAACCAAAACGACCTGTCATATCTTCTATGTGTGTTGATTTCATATTTTCATATAAATCACCTGGCAGTGAAGTCCATCCTCGATAATAACAAACATTATCTTTTGCATAACCCTTATCATAAACTTCATGTGTAATTCCTGGATCAACACAAGTTAAAGCATCTGGTGTAAAATCTCTATGTAATCCATTACAACCGTAGGTTTTACCTTTACCGTTGAGTAAATTCAAATCAAAGTTCTTTCGACTTTCACCATTACCTATTAAGAACAATCTTTTCATTTCAATTTCTCCATAAACTCATCATAATTGATATGATATAAGTTGTTAATTAAATTAAATTCATTCGGTTTGATTGATGCACCAACACGATAATAATTTATTTTTTGATTTAAAGAAAATATCTCTTTCATTTCATTTATCCATTTACCACAATATTTTTCGGCAGCGTCTAGTGATGCATAACAATCAGTACCTGCATAAACATTGTCTATTTTATTATCAATATTTCTTTGACTTTGTTCTATGTAATTTGTTAAATCAAATCCAAGCATATAGATTTCACCTTCTTGTAAATGTTGAGATGCATAATCTAACATTGTTTGTCCTGTATCATAATGTTTATCATAACCTAATGCTTGTTTAAATGTTTTCACATATAATTTTGCACGAGGAAAAGGATCAAAAGAACCAGGATACATATGTTTACAAATCATCGTTGAGTTCTGCCAGACACCCTCTCTCACCATTTCATCAATCATTGGTCGATCAATACCACCAATATAATCAGGTGTAAAATCTCTATACAATGCATTACACCCATAAGTTTTACCATACATTGATAGTATGTTCAAATCAAATCCTTGACGACTGGTACCGTTTGCTATTACGAAACTACGCATTCCTTAATCACCTTTTTCAATTTAATATAATCTTTATCTTTTAAAAATGAAGTATATTTACGAACTAATAAACTCACTTTAGGCCATACTATTTGTTCTTCAATTTCTTTATCAAACTTTTTACAGTAATTAAACATAGTTTGTAATACTGACATGGTATCTAATCCTATCTTTTTTGCTAGAAAACTTTTTAATAGAATTGGGTGTTGACCTTTATGACATTTAAATATTTTATTAAAATCACCATTTGCTTTTTTAATTAAATGTGACATATCAAGTTTGAAGTAATATGTGAAACCATCTCGTCTTTTAACATATTGTAAATACTTTTGATCTGCTGTTGATGAATTGAGGTCTCCAACCCATGTAGTGTTGTTAGTGACAAAACCAGACACAAGAAAATCCATAATATCACTTTTATGTTTTTTTGCAACTCTGTGAAAAAAGAAACGATCATTTCTTTTATTAAAGGATTCATATGTCGCTCTTGTCTTTCCATTATATTGATCTATATTATAATCTTCTCTACTAAAATGTAGTTTGATTGCTAGATACGTTTTATATACTTCAAATCCATCCATTAATTATCCAATAAGTATTGACTACTGATTGGAAATTGATCTTTCATTACTTGTTCAATATGTGTAACCACATCTCTTGTTTCAGATTGTGTGTCTTCTTTTAATCTCAAATTACATACACGAGCAAATGCATATAAAGTACCAGACCAATACCATTCAGTCATCATATTCTGAGGTAAAACCATTCTTGCCATTTCTGGTGCAATACCTTTTTCAATCATATCATTATATAATTTTTTTAAAATACCTATTTCATTAGATACATCATATTCTATTTCTTCATCACTAGATCCTTGTTTGATACTTTTTGGTGGTCGTTTTCTCCACATGAAGGGTATATAAAACTCTGGTTCATCATCAACATATCTACGACTTACTTCGTTCCACACCAAACCGACTTGATGTTTAACCAATTGTCTTGCAACAAAAACAGGTGCCTTAATTCTAAACTGTAAACTTGCATGGGCAAAAGGTGACCAGTGATTATGATCTGCCAAATATTTAATTAACTTTTCATCTTTTTGTGATAGACCAACTCGATGCCCTTCGATTTGTTTTGCAAATGATACACGAGCTGCATTGACAACTGTTTTATCACTGCCCATTTTATCTATCAGTGTTACGTTCATATTGGTAATGCACCACTCTTTGGTAAATAATGTAATTCTTCAGCATTTAATTTAATCTTTTCTTTTAATGTTCGATTAATTAAATGGGTGATTGTATCCGGTTCAATTTCTTTTTCTTTACAATATTCTAAGATAGCATCCATGTGTGTCATTTGTTTCATTTGAACTTTTTGATCGATTAATATCGCAAAATCTTTTGGTGTCACCCTTGATCTCCTGTCGATTGTGTTGTTGAAGCTGTACTTGCAACATTATTATCACTATAATATGAAAAAGTCATTTGATCTTTATTCTCTTGTGATTCTTCATATAATATAAGTGCAATTAAAGAGTAAACAGCATTATCCATTAAGGTATCTTTGATTGATTCATCATTATATTTCAATTCACCTTTTTGTATAAAAGACATTAATCGACTATACTTATCACCTAATCGAACTGCAATACCTTTCCAGGCATCAATTCCACCTAATTCAGATAATCTAAAGTTGGCAAATGGATCTGCCTCTTGAGCATAATCATGTCTTTTCTTATCATGCAATGCTTTTATTTCTTCAAGTAGTTCATAAAATCTATGTGTGTATTTGTGCATCATGTCTCCTATTATATCATATTTTGTTTAATATGTCAATAAATTGAATGTGAGAATTTTTCAATCGTATCTTTTCAAATCCTCTTCTCCAATTTGTTCCTGTTATTTGTTTGTATGCTTGTTTCGGATAACCATTTGTACCCTCGTAAATGTTATGTCCACCAAAGTCAAATCCTAACATATGAATCTCTTTTGGTTTCATAGTGACTGCTAATCTCAAGGCACATATTCCAGAACCTTGACCTTCATCATTGATATATTCTTTTAAATCTTTTGCATTTTCAGGAGGACTTATTTCTGTTTTACCACTATTTCGTCTATCATTATTAAATCCCATAATGCTTCGAAAGAATACCCAATTTGTTTTAATGTAATCAGAATATAAAACTTCTTCATACATTCGATTATCACAAACAACTAAGTATGTTGGTGTGTAATCTCTGTGTAGTGCATTACAACCAATCACACATTCATTATTGAATTGTGATAAATCAAAACCTTTTCTACTAACGCCATTACCAATGACAATAACTTTATCGCTAGTCGGTAGAATTTTCATACATTTCGTGTTTCACACTGATTGATTGAACACATAATTCATTGTTATCATTCATAACCAATATTGCGATTTTCTTTAAGTCCTTAGAAGCCGCAAGAAAGACTTTTTCTGTTTTACCTTCAAGGATATCATAACCTTCACCAATAGATACAGGTAATAACTCGAAGTGATAACCCATAAAGTAAGCGACTTTATCGATGTTACCACAAAAGAGAGTAACTTCTTTTGTGTTTGTAAATGTTTCGTTAAATTCATCTGAAAATGTTCTTGCTTCTGCTTGAAATACATAAACATCTAATAAAAATATAATGATTGCAAGACTAAAGATTATTCTTTTCATTTTCTATCCACTTATAAAAGTTCTCTACTGCCTCTTTTAATTGTGGTAGATAATCTGATTTATTCTTTTTGAATACTTGTGTTGTACCGTCTGACGTGATGACTAAAATCACAACTTGTTCTATCGGTGTTCCTGTGAGTTCTTCATACATTTCTGCATAAGCGGAACCTTGTATAAAATAGTTACTAATCCATTCTTCTTTCTTTTCACCAGAAGAAGTTTTAAAGTCTATCACTGACAGTTTACCTTCGTATTCACCGATGCAATCAACTCTACCAGCGACAGTGTATTTCTCAGAAAACATTTGTGCTTCCTGTGTATGTATATTATTTATGTTATTAAGGATAGGTTTAAATTCATTGAACATACACCATGCGTGGAAGTTCTTTTTGTGTTTTTCGTCTAACTGTTCTTTTTCTACGTTGTTGAGATAATCCTCAACCATATTATGAACAGCAGTTCCACGATTGGCGGATGTACGAGCAATATAGTTGGCAACTTCTTCGCCCACTTTTTGCCGCCATTCGTGTAATCCTTTTTTATCTCTGATAGATAATACAGTGGTAATTGAAGGATAAGATTGATTTGTTTCCAGATTTTCATAGAATCTCTTTCCGTCTATATTTTTTGCTTTGAGTTCAGGAAACTCAACTTTAGGTAAATGATTAAACATAATATAATTATATCACAGTTTGACTAGAATGTCAACACATTTCTAGTGCTAATCTTGTAGTTTCTACTACTCGTCTTGTCCACCCTTTACCAAAGGTATCAAATGTTGATAATGATTCATAGTATTTTTGTCTTTCTGTTTGATACATTTTGATAGTTTCATTCAGTCCGTTTTCTTTCACAAATTCACTTAGTTTATTCAGTGTATTTGGACCAATACCACCATCTGCAACTGTACCAATTAATGTCTGTAAATACTTAGCGGCACGACCTGTTCCTGCATTGACACCAAAATCAAAGACACATAAGTCTAATCCAGAAGGCAAATCATCACCCTTTACTCTATCCCAATAGTTCTTTTTATAGATAGGTTCTACGTCTTCTCTCGTCAAATCTTTCATATCTTTTGTTCCACCGAAGTCTTCGTAAACTCTCTTGGTGACGCCTAGATTTGTTTCTCCTCCAGGATCTTTTGGATGATTGACGTATCCACCTTCGTGGTGTAATATTGTTTCTAAACATTTAATCCAATTGTTTTGCATTTGCTATCTCCGTTTTATAGTGTAGTTTTAGTTTTTTGTGGTCTCGTAATATCTTCCACATTTCTGATGAACGATCAAAATCTCTATCTCGTTCTATATCTGCTACTTTTTGTTTATAGTATTTGTGTAGTTGTTTTAGTTCTTTAAGTCTGGTCATAGTGCAATCCTAACTTTATTTTGTTAACTAGATAATTACGTAAGAAACCACTTCTTACAATGTCGCCTAGGTCAAATTCGATATTTTCGAACTCACCCATTTCATATAATATTCTCTGAAAATCGTAAATACCATTTCTCTCGGAAGTTTTGTTTAAATCAGTTTGTTGAAAGTCACCACAGAATATAATTCTACTATTCTGTCCAACTCTTGTGATGATTGTATCTAGTTCATGGAAGTTAAGATTCTGACACTCATCAACAATAATAATGCCGTTATCAATTGTAATACCTCTGAGAAATGATGTAGATAAAAATTCAATAGTACCTTGATTTCTCAAATCAACATATAATCTTTCAAATGCATTTTCTGTTGGTGCTGAAAACATGAAACGTACCATATTTTGATATGGCATTTGATAGAGAAATGCTTTGTCTTCTTCATCACCTGGTAGAAAACCAATATCTCGTGTTGGTAATAAACTTCTTACAAGATAAACTCTTTGTTGATCTGTCTTATCGTTTAATACTTCTTTTAATGCTAGATATAAAGAAAGAAAAGTTTTACCTGTTCCTGCAACACCATATAAAAATAGATGTTTACCTGATTTCCAGGCATCTGCCATTCTCTTTTGATTTTCTGTGATTGGTTTTATATTGACTAATTCTTTATCAGTAATTTCAAGTTTCTTTTTCGCCATGTTTATCCTTTAGTGCGGCCCAACCTAAGTTGGGCCTTTATCTAGTCCTGGATTGATAACAGCTGACTTTCAGGCAATGTTAACCCTACTTTTGCTCTTCAATCTTTTCAGACAGATACAAAATTATTTATAATTTTCTTGCCCTATGTTTTTTAACAACCTCTTTTGCCTTAATTTTTGCGTTACTTTCCTTTGCACCATATCTTTGTGCTAATGGTGAATTTGGATGTTTTTCACTGATTTTTGATAGTGTATCTTTCCATCCACTATCTGTTTTACTATCTAATTCTCCAGTGCCAGAAATAATATTCATTTGTGTAGGTGGTAATAATTCAATATGTTTTTGTTTTTTAAACTCTTCCATTTCAGCAATCATCATTAATTCTTCCCACACTTCACCTGTCTTGTGATTTTTAAATCTATATGTTGGCATTTATTTTACTTTCTAATATTTTTAATGAATCTTTTACTCATATTAATAATACTACTGT